CGCCACCTCTTGTGCTTCGTTCAAAGTGTCCTTTGCTTTCATATTTTTATCACACCCACCAACGTACACTATGCCGATTGAATCTTTGTTGTGACCGCTTGTATGCGCTCCTGACTGCTCAATGGGTCTGCCTTCGTGTACCGAGCCATCCAAGTAGATGACGTAGTGGTAGCCGATGTCTTTCCATCCTCTGTCCTTGACGTGCCACTTGCGGATGGTGTCAACGCTGACGTGACGGCCTTCAGGGGTAGCCGTGCAATGAAGGATGATGCGGTTTAGCTTTCTCATTGGTGAGCTGATTATTTGTAAAAGTGAGCCGATTAGTTCGGAAAATATCCGAATACGTTAACCTGATTTGACAATTTGAGCAAGAATTGATAGACCGACTTAACGACCTTGAGCTGCGTAGGGCTTCTTGTAGTTCTTGCTCGCCTTGTTGCTGCTTGCACTCTTGGAATGCTTGCCTCGCTTTTTGCTCTTGCTGACGTGGCTACTTACCGCCTGCTGCTTTTTCATCTTTGGGGTCTTTTAGAAATAACAAAGCGAATGCTCCAACCATAAAGGTGGATACTTCGGTGAGGGATGCCTTCTCCAAAAACACTAACAAAAAGCAAAGGCTGATAAGAATCAGCCCAAGCAATGTAGTTTTCGGATTACGAAATAAACGCTCAATTAGCATTTTTCTCCTTTAGCCAATCTCTGCGCCACTTCCACAAGGTGTAGGCAAGCGATGCCAAAAGCACCAACAAGCCCAACGCTTGATGAACGTAGCCGACAAGGAGTCCTGCTCCCGTTAACGACCAAGATGTGATAACGCTATCAGCCGACTCCTTTGTCATCTTTGTTGATTGTATTCTCGTAGGCCTGAATCAGTACACGGACTTCATCAAGTTGCATTAAGAGGTTCGCCTCTTGCTGCTTCAATGCCTCCAAGCGTTGTGTCAAATGTTCCATTAGTAGGGGTTTTAATTCCCTGCTAAAATACGATTATTCTCCGTCAGCAGGTACGACTTCCTCAACAACAGGTGCAGGAACCATCGCCCAAGCATCAGAAGCAAGTTGGCGGTAGTAGCCTTCTGCTCCCAATACCTCATCGGCTGCGGGGTCGTTTACCTGAAGCACAGTGCGCCAATAAGATGAGGCGATAACTGCGCCATCTTTGGTTACATCGGTGGTCTTGCGTACTTCAATCGTTCCGTCAAGTTTGACGTTGAAGCCCGAAATGTAGATTACTTCTTCAATCATTTTGTTTAGTTTTATTTTTTATACGAAGTAGGTGATAGAAATAGCCATCTCGCTATTGTTTGCAAAGTCAGCATCGGTAAGTACGCTGAACGCACCTAAATTAGTTGTTTCTCCCAAAGTAACATTTGTAGCCCCTTGATTAGTATAGGCGTTAATCATATCGGCAAAAGTGATATTTCTAATGTTTCCAAAAGTCACAGCAGAAAACAAAGAAAGTCCCGAAGCAACAGTAAAAGGAAGTCCTGTAAGGAATGCCGACCCCGTTGAGCTACCTTTATTAGATAATGCCAAAAGGCCATTTACCGTGACCTGCCGACCAATTTTAGTATAGGTTCCTGTGTTGGTATCATAAACAATACCCGTAGTTCCACCACCAAACGAAAGACCCATAGTCCAAGTCCCCTCCTCGTAGTCATCAAGGGCGTTGACCTGTAAGGTGTCACCATTGAACTTTAAACCATCAGAGTCAATGCGAACACGCTCAACAAGTGAGGTGCTTCCCGATGCTACGGTTTGAAGTGAAAGCCAAGTTGGTGTACTACTTGCGCTCCACGCCTCAGTTGCGAATGCTTGAATAGCCGCACTATCAACGTAAGTTGTACCCGTCCTATAAGCACTATATTGTAACCGACCAATTTGCGTTCCTGTTGAAGAAGGAATTAGGTTACGACTTGTAACAAAGCCTGCAAACTCACTTTGAGTAGTGACTTTTATGTCACCATCCAAAGATTCTAATTTAGCCACAGGCGCACTTGTGCCGATGCCTACGTTGCCATTGTCTAAAAAAGAAACTTGCTTTGTCCAAGCTCCACCACCGCCTGCGTGTCTTCCAATATGCAACGCATCATCGCTTCCAACACTAAACAATGCTCGGTCAGCAGCAACTGAACCACGAATGGCAATTCCCGTGAATTGTGTTGCGGTGCGAGTAAGATTTAGTTGCGTTGATGATGATAAATCGCTTGCAGTAAATGCCGAAACCGACAATAATCCACTCACCTTCGCTTCGCTTGTTGAAAGAGATAAGGTTGAGTCATTACCCAAACCATCAGTCAAGGTCTTCAGCGTACCGCTTAAAGGCCCATTGTCCGTAACCTTAATTAAGCTATCGTAGGTGTCCTGTGGGGTAGTCCCCGTTAAAGTTGTTCCCATTAGTTATTCCAAGTTGTGTCCCAAGTGTTCCAAATTTCAGCAATCAAGTTCCAAGCCGTCTGCTCGTTGTTGCCGTACAAGTTCGTAGTGGGATGTCCATACGACAACGGCTGAACGTACCCCCAAGAGATACTATTCGTTGCAGCAGCCTGACCCCAATAGATGTCATTGTTTGCTGCTCCTTGTCCCCAATCGCCTTGTATTCCCATTCTCTCCTAAATAACTTTTTAGCTTGACAATGTTGCTCGGCTTCGGTTTATAGGTGTCTTTCTTCTTCATAATACCCAACTCGCAAAGTCAGCCGTTGTGTCAGGGTAGACGTCTGCATTGGAATTTAAGTTGTATTCAGGGAATGTTGCTTGGTTGTAGCTCATATAGTTGATGAAGCGGTCAGTGTAGTACTGCGCAATGTTGCGCTCCTTCTCAACCAAAAAGTCAACCTCGTTCTTCTCTACGCTCGTTGAGTTCTCACTCGTGTGCTTGTACACACCGCCATTGGCAATCGTGTACGCAGCAAAAGGCAAGTACTCCACCATTGCGAAGTGAATCAGCATCGGCTGCAAGTAGTCGTTCACCAAAGCCAAGTAGGGATTCGCCAACGTACCCGCAATGATGTCATCGCTGATTTTGTTGTACAGGCGAGTGCCTGTGTAGTTTTGGATGTGGATTTCCTGCGCAATCTTGATGAACTGAATGAACTTGTCCGTGTCCACGTTGCCGCCAAGTGCGGTCTGCCGCACCAAATCCTCTCGCTTAATCCAAAGTGCCGTTGCCATTATTTGCGTGGTTTTAAGAATCCTTCGTTGGGCATATCAACAGGCCGCTTTGCCACATCCTTCGGATTTGTTTCTAAATCTACTCCTGCTCGCTTGGCTTGGTTGACCGACACTTCAGCATTCGGGTTGCCCACATCAGGCGTGATGCCTTCGGCCTTTGCCAAGTAGGTCTTGCGCATCCAAAAGTGATGGCAACGGGCCCCTCCCTTGTATAACCATATTGAATAGGTTGCTGCTCCTTCAGGGCCGAAGCCTGCGTTAACTGCTTGGCCTCCCATACGCTCAATGTCCTCCTTGCGGTAGACCTTGCTTGCGTTGACCATCTTCTTGCAGAACTCACGGCTATTGGCCTTCGTAGATTCAGGAGCATAAGCGTAGCGCACCTTGTATCTGCGGCCTTCTTCAGTTACGCCATCTTGCGAGCTTTTAGCATTGGGGAATGCTGCGCCTGTTGATGCAAACGCATATTTGCTTAATGCCTGCTCCGCATCGTAGTCAACAGGTCGCTCGTCAACAAGCTCCCACTCGTCTTCGTTGATGACCTCACCGACTTCTTCCAAAGCAGCAAACACCTCGTCAAACTGCTCGTCAGTCGGCTCTTGGCTTGACAACTTGATGCCCGTTTCTTCTTCACGGGTTTCAGCATCCATTGGCGTTTCAATGTCGTTTGAGAACTCAAGCGGCTGAAGCGTTTTGAAGTACAGGTTCAAACGGATGTCGTTGTAGTTCAAGATGCGCTCAAAGCCGTCAAGCAGCATCTCTTGGATGGGCTTTATGACGATGTTCTCAAACAGGATAGAAGCCGTTTTAAGCTCGTCTGCGTTGTTACCAAGCCCCGAACTATCCTTGATGCCCAAAAGCATTGGAGAAGTGATGCGGTGAGCCACCATCAGCTTCTGCATTGCCTCGTTGGACAAGAACTGATATTGATTGTGGGCATCGCTTAATTGTACCGTTTCAAGTGTTGCTTTAGATTCGGCATTGTCGTTGAACGCCAAGATGAACTTGCCTGCGTTATTGCTTCCGCTAAATTTGTTGGCAATCTGCATCTCAATCTGCCTGCGCTCCTCCTCACTCGGTACTCCGTTGTTGAAGTTAATCATCATTGACGGATTCAATCCGTTTTGGATGTTGTTGATGTGAAAGTTGGCTATCTCCTCCTCAAGCTCGGCATAGGGCAGTCCGCCTTGATAGTCAACGGGTGAGTAGTAGTAGAATCCTGCTCGGTAGGGCTTGATGTACAATACCTCAAGACCTTCACGGCTTGTGCCAAAGGCAGGAATGCGAACCGGCTGCTCCCTGCGGCTTGCTACTTCTTCCCAACTTTTGGCGTAGTAGTAGCCCTCAATTTCGCCATCTTCGTTGCATTTTTCAGCTCGCAGCGTTTCAATTGGTATATGCTCAATCTCTACAATCGTGTTGTGGTCTTGCGAGTAGATGACCTGTATGGCGCATTGACCCATCATCTTGTAGTCAGCCACCAACTTCTTTACGCAGTCCTTGCTGAACAAGCCCTTCATCGCTGCGTACTCACTCGGCTTCTGCGCAGAGTTTGTAGCATCCAAGCCCTTGCCGTAAACGAAGTCCACTACGCCATTGATGAGGGCGTTATTGGTGGGGCTGCCGTTGTAGCGGTCAATAAGGTACTGAAAGTAGTTATTGTCATCACCATACTGAACCCAATCCTTGCCTTGCACCTCGCTGATATTTGGCGTAGTGTAGGAACTCAAATTGACAACGTGGACTTTAGATGATGATGTAGTCGTTGTCGTAGCTTGTTTCTTCGGTGTAGGCATTTTGATTGACCGTGAATTTGTCGTATTCGGTTTGTGAAGTTACGAAAACCCTATCACGATAGATTAGATTTCCTGCGTTAAAAACCTTCAAACCATAGAAGCGGTTGTTCACCAACGAGAACGTGCCTGTGAGGGTCATAAAACCATTCGCAGAGGCAGCCGTCACCGCAGGTGTTGCCGTAGTGTTTGTTGATTCGTCAATCAGCGCAATCGTAACGCTCGCAGGGAAGCTGCGTGGGATGATTGTAATTGATTGGGGCGAAGCCGATACTTGTAGAATATGCATCTCAAGTAAATAACCTCGCTGAAAGTTTTTGTAATGAAAAAGGGGGCTTACGCCCCCCTTCCCAAATTGAATAGCTAATCAGTTCAGATTTGCTTTCACTAATATACGTTAGGAATTGCTACCTACTACAATCGTTTCGGTTGCTGAAGCACATCCTGCGAAAGGATTGTTCAGCGTAGCACCGCTGATGAAGTTGGCAGGCAGTTGCTCCTGTCCTTCCATTGTCAAGGTGTAGCCCGAAAGGTCACCCATAGCAGCACCCGTGACGATAGTACCGCCCGTAACTTCTGCTCCGTAGTTCTTACCCATCAAGAAGGCGTTGCCGTTGTAGTCCTCTACAACAACGTAGGGGCGTCCGTAGGCCAAGAGCTTAAGCTCCTTGTTGTCTTCTTTAGTGAGTTTGGTCAAGGTCAGGTTCAACGTCTGCGTAAAGAAGGTAGTACCATTCTCACGGCTTGAGTTGAATGCCTGCTCGAAAGACGAGTTGCCCTTTACCACATATTGGTAGGCGGAGAAAGTTCCGCTGATATCCGTTACCTCGTCATTCGTGAGGGTTACGCTTGTGAAGTCACCGAAGTCAACGAAGTAAACGGCACGAATGCCACCAACTACGTCTTTACACGGTACTGCACGTCCTTTTGTTAAATCGCAAGCCATTGTTTTTTGTTTGAATTAAAAAAGGGGGCGGGGCAGAACCCACACCCCCTCGTGGTTTAACTTATGTAACCGGATTAAGAGTAGAGAACTACGTCAGTTCCGATTCCGTACTGCACACCTGCGAAGAAGCGCAAGATTACACGGATATTGTCCGAACCATCAAGGTCAGCCATATCAAGGACACGGACTTCGTTGCGCTCGTTCAGGAGGCCTGTTCCGAAGTACAGGTTGCTTGATTGAGCAGCTACCATCTTGTTAGAAGGCAGGCCGTTGACCATAGCAACACGAACACCGTCAAAGAACAACGGCTCTGAACCGTACCACATAGTGCCTTTGTTGTCAACACCATTGGCACCAAGACCCGAAGCTCCGAAGCCACCCAAAGCACGAACGTAGGCTTTAGCCACGTTTTGCGGAACGTAGATGGTGAGGTCTTCCTTGCCGTAAAGGGCAGAAGGGATAGCGTCCATTACCTTGCCAAGCTCGGTGATAACGTTAGCAGCCGTCACGGTAGTAGCGGTTACGTCAACAACGTCAGAGTCGGCAGTCATCAAAGAAAGGAATCCTGAAAACTCACCTGCTGAAGCAGCGTTTCCGTTCCAAATGTTCTGCTCAATCTTTTGGGCAGTCTTGGCAGCAACGTGGGCAATCAAGAAGTCAGCGAACGAAGCAGGGATGCTATCGTAAGCAGAGAAGCCCATTTGTCCGCCAATCCAAGAATCGTAGTAGTCCTTCTTGCAAAGCTGAAGGTTAACTTGGAACGGCTCAACCTCAAGAACACGGTCAGTAAGGGTCAGCGTAGACGTAGCGGTAAAGTCGCAAGTTGCGTCCTTAACGATGTCATCGGTGTTAACCTTCTGAAGGGTCGTTTTGAAGTTTACGTTTGGAAGGATTTCAACAAGCCCTTTGTCAAGGGTGTCGGCAGACAACAAAGCGGCAGAGATGTACTTGCTCGCAAATTGGCCTGCATAATTGGTAGTGATTGAAGTGGTCGTAGCCATTTTCTGATTTATTAGTTGTTAAGACGTGCAAGGACTCGGTCAATCGCCTTTGCGGGGCGGTTAAATTCTACCTTGTTGACTTGCTTTGTTTCGGGGTTGTGTTTGATGGGCTTCGCAGCAGGTGCGGCAGAAAGCTCGGCCTTAACGGCAGCCATCTCCTCCTTCTTGGCGTAGCCGCCCATCTCCTCACGCATTGCTTTCATCTCCTCACGCATCATTGCAATCTCCTCAAGGACTTTCTCCACGATGGCTGCAACGGCAGGAGCTTCTTCTTTTACTTCGACCTCTGCGAGTTCAGTTTCAACTTCTTCGGCTGAGGCTTCTACCTCAATCTCAACAGTTGCTTCTTCTTCAGGTGCAGATGCCTCTTTAATCTCGGCAATCATACCTTCTTCAGCGACCACAAGGATGCGACCATCAGACAAAAGGTGTTCGCCTACGGGAGCCGGAATGCGGTCTTCGCCACTAATGACGAATACTTCGTTTCCTGCTTCAAACATTTCAGCCTCAAGAACGGCTCCGTTCTCAAGGGTCATTTGCTCAAACTTTACTTCACGAACGGAAGCGAGTTCAGCAAGGATGCGGTTAAGGATATTATTTGCTTTCATATCTAACTAAATAAAAGGGGTTAGGTTAATTGTTACATTTTTACAAGTCTTGCCACATCGTGTTGGTGGCCTCCCATCGGGTGTTGATAGTTTGCCACTCCTCGCCACGAATGATGACACTTGTGCCTTGGCCTACAAGCGAGCCGATACCTTGAGCAGCAAGCGTACCATCGCAGCACTTGCGTGAGTAGGTGTTGTCCTTGCAAAGACATCCCCTGTTGCCGCCTCTCGGTGAGGCTATGGGTAGGCGTTGTCTGCGAATCATAATTTGCCGAGTTCTTTTAATTTAGACTCTGCCCAACGCTTTGCAGCCAACCCACCCCACAATAGGTATGAGATAGTGCCGCAGGCTTTGGTGTCGTTCTCATCGTAGTATTCTTCGGCTCGTGATAGGTACGAGTGCATACGGGTGATGGTTTCTACGCTGATGGGCTTGCCTTGTGCCAACTGCTGCGCTCTCACCTTACCGACAGGCGTAGCACATTTGTTGCCGTTCTTCTCGTTCAGCTCAATACCTCGCTTGGCATTGTTGCTTACGGCTTGTGGGTAGTCCGAGTAGGATTCCATCTCTACACGGCTTCCCGTTTTCTTGCGCCCGTCTTTTTTGATGATGCCTACAATTTGCGATAATAGGAGTGCCGCCTCTTGCTCCTCAATGCGCTCCAACTCTTGCTTGGCGAAGTTCATCTTGTCAACGAAGTAGCCTTCAATTGAGAATCCCTTGACCTTGCCTGTCTTAACGAAGCCATCCCATATTTCGGGGTTATTCACCTTCATAGAAACCATCCAAGTGCCAACCGGCAACTCCATCCCGTACTTGCGGCTCTTGTCGTGCGTTTCGTCTTCAATAATCCACGACTCTACAACGGTAAGCCCGTTGATGCCTACCTCGTGTTCAAGGGTGGCGTTGTTCTGCTTGGCCTTTTGGAAGAACATCTCGCTCGCTTTGCGGATGGTGTCTTGACTGAAGTAAACGTAAAACTCCTCCTCGCCATCTACCCTGTAAATAGGTTTGTTTGGTACGAGTGCTGCTCCCATCAGGATGCGCTTTTCTTCGTCTTGCTTGGCAAACTCTACACGGTCTGAATTGAGCGCAATAAAGTCCTCCTCAATGGCGGGATGTTCTACGAGGCTGATGGCATCAATCCCCGTGAGTGCCATTGTTTCGTCAAGTATTAGTTCAATAAGTTTCATTATCCAAATGTTGCGGTTCGTACTCGTTGGCGTTCTAATTGTTGTGAGGTGGTCACATCTTGACCTACCACATAAGCTCGCACGGGCTGACTGAACTGACCACCTATGCTTTGAGCAAGTTGGTTTATTCCACCTTGTCCGACTACGTTAAATTGCGGTGCTTGGCTTTGGACAGTTGGCGTGCTTGGCGTACTTGGAGCTGATGCTGCTCCCGTAGTTGGCTCTGCTCTGTTGATATTACGAATAGAAGCAGCAGCCGATGCAGCAAGCGCAGCTAATTGAATGCCCCTGTTTATGCTTGCAGCAGGCTCAGGAAGTGAAGTGCTACTCTTGAAGATACCGACCGCAGCTTGAGCAGAATCGACAAGTACGTTCGCAGTTGCTACGGCTTTGCTATTCTGAAATAAAGAGCCAAGTGCGCCTTGTATATTATCAATGTTTTGCGTTAGAGCAGCAGCCTTTGCATCAGCAGTAGTCTTGTCAATGTCCTGTTGGACTTTAGCATATTTTTTAGTTATCTCGGTAATTTCCGCTTGCTGCTTTTCCTCAAGGGCAACTCTATCTTGTGCGCTCAACTCCTCAAGCTGAAGTATAGCAAAGTATTTATCACGAATTGCGTTTATCTCTCGCTCTTGGTCAGATTGCAGCATCTGAAACGCTTGGTCTAAAAGCTCACCCTGCTTTACGTTAAAGTCAGAAAGTGCTTTCTCCTGCATTGCTACAATTTCTTGCTCTCTCTTTATTTGTTCTTCAGTTTGCTTTTGTCTTGCTTCAGATTGTTTCTGTTCAGCAGTTGCAAGTGCTTCGGTTGACTTTGTTTGGCCTTTGATTTCAGCGTTAAGAGCTTGCACCTCCATACCCAAACGCTTTTTGCGTTGAATAGAAGCCTGCTCTAATTCAGATAGCCTTGCTTGGTTTTCTGCGATTTCATTAAGGGTAGCTTCATCACTTTCAGAAATGTCGGCTTGAGCTTGTAGGGCTGCGGTCTTTCTCTTTTGCGTTTGAAGTTCTTTCTCAGCAACTTCTTCTTCTAATTTGGCAGCCAACTTAATTGCCGCCATTCGCTCCTCTGTGCTTTTCGTAAGGTCATCAGCAATTAAACGAGCTTCAGCAATTTTCTTGTTTGCCTCTGCACGTTGCGTTATCAGCTCACGTTCTGCAAGCGTAACCGCATTTAATTCATCAGCAACTCGCTTTCCCTCTTTAGCAGCATCACCTAATCCTTTGGTAAAGTTTGACACTGAAGTCACGGCTTTCTTTGTTACTTCAGTTACGCTTTCAACACCGAACGCAACCTTGCCTACCGCATCAGCAGCAACTTTACCCGCCTCTTTGAACTGACCTTTGAACAACAATCCTACGGCTTTGCCCAACGCAGGCAAAAGCTCAAGCATACCCGTAAACCTGTTGATGATGTTCTCACGGAGGGATTTCGCAAAACTTACAAGAGCCTCTTTCGGGTTTGTGAATATGTTAAATAAATTCTCACCAAGCGATATTACGACATCTGTCAGCTTGCCTACAACCGCACCAAGCGTAGACATAATCACTCGCAGTTGCTTTGCGCCTCGTTCTGTTTTTGTGAAGTAAGCAACAAGGGAAGTCACCGCAATAAGCAATGCTCCAAGACCTGTGGCTATAATAGCACCTCTTAAGGTCTTGAACCCAAGTACCGCAGTTCTTAACCCTCCCGAAAGACCTTTAAATGCAGTTATGGCTCCGCCTGTTGCTTTGTCCAAAGCAGACATTCCTGCGGCAGAGGTCTGATTAAAGTCATCAGATTTTTTCTCCGCATTCGTGGCGGCAGCACCAACATCGTTGTACGCCTTTACCGCACCGGATGCGTCTCCCTTAATTTCAATTACTTCAACTGCCGCCATTGTAGCCTAATATATTCGTTCCATCCTTCGGGGAGCTTGTGCTTGCCTTTTGCTATTTCAACGCATTCGCCTGCACCTACCCACTCATCAGAGTTCAGGAGTTCAATCAAATAACCTAAATATCCTTGCTTCATACTACGTTCAAAAGTTCGAATGTTGCTCGACCGGTGGTCATGTTCACCTTGGCCGAGTTCACGATGTACTTGGCGTTGTTCCAAATGATGGCATTCTTAAGATTCATCGTGATGATTTTGCCGATTGGCAACACGGCCTCTACCTGAATCAACCTACGGCTCTTGGCGTAAAGGTCGGTGATGTAGTCACTCCAATAGGTGTTGTACAGGCTATTGCTGATGCTGATGAATTGGTACGGGTCAATGTCCGCTCCGAAGCAGATGGATTGTGCCGTGCTAATTCCGTTCAAACTATTTGAGGTGTTAGCAAACCACAATTCAGTAACGGGTCGTTCGGTAAAGCCATCCGCATCTATGAAGCTAACAGGGTTTGCGGTGATGTCGTAGTCGTAGTCCCCAAACTGACCATAAAACAAAATGGGCGCACCCAAGTACGGGTTGAACGTACCGTCCTCGTTTGCTTCGCTTGTGATGCTTTTATACACAAGTACGTTTGTTAATGCACCCGTGTGTTGGTCGGTAAGCCTCTCAAATAATGGACACTCAAACGGAACTTCAACAATAAACTCATCGCCATCAAAATTGAAGAAGCTGCGCAGGTCACCAAAGCCCGTATTGTTTAGGCGTTGGTATTGGTAACCGAGTATCTGCTCCGTTTCTTGATATTTGAACTCAATCTCACGGTACAGGGGTGGGCGGTTAACTGCGTACTCCGTGATGTCAAAATACGTTTGGTAGTTTTGGTCGGTTCCTGCTGCGTACCAATCCTCCAACGGCTGCAAAAGGAACGAGATAGCACTATTCGGCACGATTACCAAGTTGTGCATTTTTATGATTCCCGCCAAGAAGTCCTTGACCTTGATTTCGGGCATCAGCTCGCTAATGGCTAATGTGAAGCTGTAGGTTGCGGGGCTTGTTTGGTCTACCGAGAACTCACTTGTTGCGGTGATGGAATCCACACCTGAATAGTCCGCAATTTGGTAGTTCATTGCAACAGGTTGCTGCGGGCGGATGAATAATTGCACCTGCGCACCCGTACTGAAATACAAAGAGGGTATGGTGTGCGCAACGCTTGACGATGGGTGAGCATTAAACTTCAGGGATGCCTGAAACACCCCATCAGCAAACACCCCAAGCTCGTAGTTCTCCGATACGTTGGCGATTGATATTTGCAGGTCGTATAATGCATCATCGGGAACCGTCCAAGTGTCGGTAGCCAAATTGAATTGGCTTCCGCTACCCGTGTTCCTGTTCATATTGATTAACTCCCATTCAATATCCGAACCCCCTGCAAACAGGTACCCCTCAAAGCGGTGTAGCCATAAAGACAAGTCCGTAAACGGAGCAGATGAGATAAATGAACCCGTGAATGTGATGCCGTATTTTGCTTCTATGGCATCAAGAATTGCCGTCACCTTTATAGCCGGCTTCAATTCGTAATAGTGGATTCCGTGTGATGACCCGTGACCACCGCCCGTATGGTATGCAATGTTGTTGTCAGCGTGACCACTTGGCCCTGAACCACTATCGTACACCCAATTCACAACAGGACTCATCAACGGAATGAAGATGGGGTCAAAGTCAGGCAGCGTTAGGCGGTCAAAGATTTCATCGTCCGTGTAGTCAAAGTCGTATGCGCTGAAGTTTAGGTCGTACAGGTAGTCCTCGCCAAACAGGTCGGTGAGCGTTACCACATCGCCATAGAAGGTCATCGTGTAGGCATACGGCTCCGTGCCTTTGAGCTGCACGTTCTCAATCTCAATTACCCCCGTGCGGAATGGCAAGGAGTTTATTTCAATTCGTGCGGGCTGACGGAAGCGACCATCAAACGTATTGGCTACGCTTGTGCTTGATGCTCCTGAGTTCCAAGCCGTAGTCCAAGAGTTCCAAGTGATGCCAATGCTATTCCAAACCGGGCTGCCGCCCGTTTCGGTAGTGATGACCGAACTCGTGATATTGGCGTTGTAGTAGTGCTGAAGTATCTCGTTGTTTCGTGGGCTTGCAGGCACGGTGAAGCCCTGCGTGAAGTCCGTGAACACCTTGCTGATGTCCTGAACATTCTGCACCGACAGGTTGATGCTGATTTCTTCGTCATCAAACAGGTCAAGGCGAAAGCCGTTGACGTAAATATCTACCTTGTTCATCGTACCAAGCTGCGTTCGTCAAATGCGTAGGTGAAGGTCAGCGTGTAGTTGATGAGCTTTTGGTTGACGTGCTTTTGATATTCTACTGTGCCTCGTTCAGGCTGCACCGCAATCCATTGGCTATTCTCAAGCACCGCTACATACTCGCTCATCAGGATGTCCTTGATGGTTTCATCATAGTCCTGCTCTACGAAGCCTGTGTTTAGCGTGAGGCTATTGCGTGAGTTTACGTTGAATGAATTGTACTTGCCGACCTCAAGTGATGGCGTTGTGAAGCCATCGTTGTAGATGCTCTTTTGGTAGGTGTCCTGCGTGAACGTGCCACGCTCATCGCTGCGCTTGAAGAAGGTGATGAAGTCAGCAACGCCAAAGCGGTTAATGAATGCAATTTGATAGGGCGTGTACTTTGGCTCACATACGAGGTAGTAGCGTACCGTGCCAATTATATCTGAAGCCGTATCGTATAAAACCACATCGTAGTAGTCCCCGATGTCGTGGTTTGATGGTTTTATGGTGCTATCAATCCAAGCATTGTTCTGAAGGTTAGCAGGCCCAACTCCCGCATAGATGATTAGGTCTTGCGTGTTGGTGCTTGAGGGGTCAGGCGGTATGGTGCTTACTGCACTTGTGTAGAGCGTATCAGCATCCCCATTATTCCAAATAATATCTATCTCACCCAAGTCATTTGCTACGCTATTGTTGATGGCAAGCACCTCATAGTTGCTTGGTAGGCATTGGCGGTCACGGCTCGTAGCAAGAACCGCTTGGCTCACCGAAGTGGGCGTGATGTTGGTCATTGCTGCCCATCCATCCGTGCTGATGTAGGCAGCAGTTACACCTGTTGCGAAAGGTGTAGTAACAGGCACAGTCCCATTGTCTGAATACGTCCAACTTCCCGCAGGGCGCACCCATAGGCATTCACCTTGTGGGCTTTGCGTATAGCCGATGTCATTCCAAATGCTAAAGTCGTGGTAGAACTCCGAGCGCACCAAGTCGCTAATCTCGAAGTTGATTACTTCGTTGATTGAGTAGTTTTTCTCAAGCGTGTAGTTTGAGGTAACGGACTTTGTTTTAATTCCCGAATAAATAGCAAGCACCACGCTCATACTATCAAGCGAGTCAGCAGTAAGTGCGTTATTCTTGCCCGTGATGAACTGCGGGCTTCGAGCCATTGCAAGGCTACTTGGGGTGGATAATACAGGTACACTCATTTTCTTGTAAATGCTTTAAGGTCATCTTCGGTTAGGCGGAACGCCTCTACGATTTCACTCGGTAGTTTTTGGAATCCTAATTTGAAAGGTTGTGAGTAGAAGAAACTTGCAGGTATGCCCTTGCGGTAGATGCTGCGAGAAATAAGAAATGCCGTAGAGTCGTAGCTCATAAACTTGCCCTTCTTGTCACGGAACTGAAAGCGTCTTGCTTTTACCCATTTGTTAATGGCTTCAGTCAAGCCGCCCTTTTTACCCGTACCCGTACCAAATCTAAAAGGACTGTTTTGTGCGCCTTTCGGGGTGCCCTCCTTGCCCTTTACGCCTTTGTCTTGAAACTCACCATAAGGCAACATAGAGAGCGAAGCAGAGAACGATTCTCCTGACTTCGCAGCCTTTGCATTCCATTGAATAGAATCATACAAGCCCTTTGATACGTTCTTATTTTGTTTAGTCAAATTAGACCTCGCCTGTTGAACGAGGTATTTGCCAAACCTATCTAAAGCGGCCTGTATCCTTTGGTCTCTTGACATTAGCAGATGCTGATTTCGGTATTAGCAAGCAGCACATCAAAGGTTGCAGTCCATCCGGCAAGCAAGTTTTCAAAACGCTCCGAGAAAGGAACTGCGGTTGCGCTGCCATCTAATTGGTACAGGTCAGAATACAACGTACCCCTACGCAATTCGGTTACCACATCGTTGATGACTGCCAACTGCGTGTTCAGGATGTCTTGCTCGTTGCTCGTGCCGTAGAACGGCTCTGCTTGGTCACGTGGGTTCTCTTTGGTCTCATCTACAATATCCATACAAAGCAAGCTTACGTTCATACGGACTATTTGTCCTTCAAATGTTGCTTGGTTGATGATGATATGACTCAATGGGAAGATGGTCTGCTTGTTCAAGTCCACATCAAAGATGTCTCCTGTCGTGACCACGTTCACTTGGCTATGCGCTTCAAGCGTGTCCTTCAGCTTCTTGGTAATGTCGTAGAATTGTCTCATTTGATTGTTTTCTTTAGTAGGTCGCTTTCTATTTGTTGCTTCTGCTTTTCAAAAGTCAAGAAGTGTAGGCATTCATAAAGTTCGAGCTTGGTGATTTCTGTAAATCGCCTAACATCTCCTTGAGCAAGCTGATAGATTGAAGTATACCATCCCCATTGCTTTGCGAACTGTCCTTGCTTGCTAAATTCTTCTCCTTCTTCTTCTCCAAAGAGGTCAGGGTAGCTTCCAATAGTTCGTTCCCTAAACGCCAAAAAAAAAGCACACCACCAAGTACCACATTCATCGGGGCTTGCTTCATTAGGTCGGCATATTTGCCTGCTGATTCGTATGGCTCAATCAGATAGCGTTTTTTTATTTGCTGCGTGATGGGTCGGTAAAGCACCGCCATTGCTTTATGCATATTCTGCACATCTTGCAGGTAGGTGTCAAGGTCAACAAACTCTCCATAGGTGATGTTGTCCAATTCAGGAATGAAGCCGAACTCCTGTTCACCAATCGTGAACGTAGGCACAAGCTGCGGCTTTTGTTCTAACATTCCCTGTATGTGCTTGGTAACGTGGCTGACGTCTTTGATGCGCACGTTGGGCAGGTCAGCAAGCGGCAGGCCACAAAAGATTTCAAGCATCTTATGGGTAAGGAACTCCTCGTCACCCTCCAAACGTGCAAAGCGTTGGTATTGGTCAAGGGTGATTTCCGACAGGTCGGTGGGTACTACTACTTTCAGTTCCATCTAATAAAATAACCTTTTGAATTTAGCGTATAGCATACCGCCCGTAGTTGGGCTTTGATAGCTTGTTGTATGTTGCGTAGCGCATTGCATCAATGGCGTGGTTAAACGCATCTATGGGCTTATTCAGGAGGTTGCCGTTCTTGTCTTCCGTCCACTTGTAGTTCTGCATTTCCTTAATTAGGTTGCTGCTTCGTGGGGTGATGAATAGCTTGTGTCGCTTCAGTACGTCAATACCCACTATAACGCTATCTGCGCCCTTCTGCGTGGGTTTCACGTTCCATCCCATACGATGCAGCTCCTCAATAGATTTGGGTTCAGCAGAGTCCGCAAAAACTTCCGTGCGCCTGTCAAGGTTTAGGTCTTTAAGGCGGTTGCTGATGTCGGGGTTGGTCAAGCCGGTTTGGTAAATGAGTTCATCGGCATACAGGTTGTCCCCTGCTTTGTACACCGCAACAAGCGAGGTCGGGTCATTGGTGTAGCCGAAGTCCATCCCATAGGCGAGCAAGGTGGCATCAGCAGGGATGTCGTTGGTGCCGAATTGGAAGATGGTGGCACGGCTCATACCACGCTCACCCAAGCCGTAGATGCGCCAATAGTCCTCGTCCGTTTCCTTTAAGCGTTCAATCTCGGCTTTGATGCCTGCATCAAGGAACGGGTTGTCAAGGTAGGTCGTTTGGTAGAAGTCGCAGTCATCACGAGGCACCACCTTGTCGTAAATCCAATGAAACGCATCCGAAGGGTTGTAGTCAAGGATTGCCCTGCCTTCAGTACGCAGGATGAGCTGCTGCCAATCCTCGTAGGTTAGCTCGTTGGCCTCGTTGATGTACAACAAGTCACGCTTGCGTCCTCGTATCTTCTGAGGTTGGTCAAGGCTGATAAACTCAATGAGGTTGCCATTCAGGTAGTATTCGTGGTTTGACTTGTTATGGTACTCCTCACGGTACAGGTCGTGGCTGCGCAGTATTTCAAAGAAGTCACGCATTACCGAAGCCCTTAATGAAGGGAACGTCTTACGGCAGATGGTAATGGTCTTGTTCGTTTCTCGCTCGGTATAATAGAAAATCACCCATAGCAGGATGTTGTAAGTCTTCCCGCTACGAGTACCGCCTTGCTCAACGACTATCTTCTTGTCGCTGCGCTTAAGGTGGTTGAATACCTTATTGGTCTGAATCAGAGCCAAGCACTTCGATTTGGAATAACTTGCCCGTGTTCACGTCTACCTCTTGGCGTTCTATGTACCCACGCTTCTTGCCCTTTGTTTTGAGAAAGAAGATGGTGGCGGTTGAGTTGCCTTCCTTTATCTGCTTGTGGAGTTGGCTTTCTGCGAAGTCAAGGGCAACGTCTGATAGTGCTTCGACTCCTGCTTTATAGTCAGCATCCTCACGCATCCATCGGTAGTGCGTTTCTCGTGAGATGTCCACCGTCTTACAGGCAGAGGTGACAACGCCTAAAGATTTCTCCAAAGCCTCAAGCATTGCCTTTTTAAGGATGTCATTATTTGCCATATGGCTTGCCGTTTATTTTGATTTCAAGTGATGGGTCAAGTTTGTGCATTCGGTCTACAATCACTTGGCAGTACTTCGGGTCAAGTTCCATACCATAGCACTTTCGGTTAAGTTGGTGTGCTGCTACCATCGTAGAGCCACTTCCAAGAAAGCCATCAAATAATAAATTGCCTTTAACGTGGTCTTCAATTATTTCAGATAACATCTTGATTGGTTTTTGAGTAGGGTGAACTCGCTTTTCTTTTTCCCCCGCCCTAATCATTCCGTTCCAAAGTTGGTCGTAAATTCTTATCGGAGTATGAAAGCTACACCACGCCATTTCACCATCGGCAAAAGTGTTTCTAATATCAGTACCCGCTCTTTTGTTCCATATTAACCAACTATCGCTGAATGGCAAGAAGTCGGTAAAGTAATTACCACCCCAAATAATAAACCTATCCATACCAAGAGCAACGCAGGTATCGTAGAACTCTTTTGCAGTATCGGTTGTATCATCTGCAATAACCTCTGAATACTTACCCTTTTTTGCCACCCCAAAGTCAGCTCCCACCATTTCTGACTTTACAACCTTAATCCCGTAAGGTGGGTCGGTGAATACCATATCAGCCTTCGCC